ATGAAGCGGTATGCTTATATTGGCCCGGTGCTGGTGTTTGGTAAGATTACGAACCCGAAATGGAGCGGCGAAACTTTAGCCGTAAGTTTCAATAAGGCAAAGTCTAACTTGATGTACCAGTATAAAAAGCAAACTGGGCGAACAAAGAATGTAAAGATAGAATTTACAGGAAAAATATACGTTGTCGAAGAGTAAAGTCGAAGGAAATAATTTCTTCGACTTTTTTATTTCAACATGCATATTTTTGACTAAAAATGCATAACATATTACTACCGAGGGATGAAGGCTCCCCGGTAAATGAAAAGGAGGAAACGGTAACATGAGTGAACGAGCTGAACTGAGCCGTAAGAACCCGTACTGGATTCCCCGTCACCGTTACTATGAGCTGAAGCACTTCTGCTTGCAGTTCCGTGACTACCAGCACAGGTGCCTTGAACTGGACGGAATGAGCAATTGCCATCCTGCAGTTAGGGAAATTCAAAATGGTGTACAAAGCGCAGGCGAATTCACGGTTTCTCAGGCTATTGAGCGAGCCAGATTCGCCAAGTACATTGACATCATCGAATCTGCTGCTGAAGAAGCTGCTCCCGGTCTGTCAAAATGGTTGTTAATCGGGGTGACGCAAAACGCCCATTACGACATCTTGAAACTTAGATTTGGGATTCCGTGCGGGAAAGATATGTACTACAACGTTTACCGTCGTTTCTTCTACATTCTGGATAAAAAACGCGAATAACCAACTCTCTGAGAGATTTCGACTTGAAATCTCTCTTTTTCTTAGAATAACCGTACGCACTCTACCATTCTGTATGCTATTTTAGTAATGAGGAGGACACTTAAAAATGGATTATATCGAGAAGCAAGCTATTGCGAAACGTATGACGTGGACTAATGAATTTGGTTGCAACGTCGCCAAGGCATACGACGAAATCAACTGCAACGACCCGGAGCATCATGACCTCAACCGAGAAAATGGGAACATCAACGGGAATACCCCAATGGGGGCAATGCTCCACATGGGCAGTGTTGCCGCAAAGGAGTATTACTTAGATGCAGACGTTGTTCCGCCGGAATACGCCCGTCTCCATCGGGAAGGCTACATTCATATTCATGACCTTGACTTTTACGGCTGGACAACGACCTGCACACAGATTGACCTCCTGAAGCTGTTTAAAAATGGGTTTGACACGGGGCATGGTCATCTTCGCGAACCAAAATCCATTGGCAGTTACGCTGCTCTCGCTGCCATTGCCATTCAGTCGAATCAGAACGATCAGCACGGTGGGCAGGCAATCGTAAATTTCGACTATGCGATGGCTGCGGGGGTTAAGCTAACTTACGAGAAGTATTACGACGAGGCTCATTCTATCCTCGAAAACCTTAGAAACGATAGCGGTGTAACATTCAAACTCGCTTGCGGTCGTTCCAAATGGATACGGAACTACGCCACAGAGAAGACCAGACGCGACACCTATCAGGCGATGGAGGGTTTTATCCACAATCTAAACACTATGCACAGTCGAGCCGGTGCTCAAGTCCCCTTCAGTTCTATCAACTACGGGATGGACACTTCTTGGGAAGGCAGACTTGCAATCGAGCAGCTTCTTCTTGCTACTGAGGCAGGATTGGGACATGGCGAAACTCCTATCTTCCCCATTCAGATTTTCAGGGTTAAGGAGGGTATCAACTATAATCCCGGAGACCCGAACTACGACCTGTATCGACTTGCCATTCGAGTATCTGCAAAGCGATTGTTTCCGAACTTCGCTTTCGTGGATGCTCCTTTTAATTTGCAGTATTATAAGCCAGGGCATCCTGAAACTGAAATCGCCTATATGGGATGCAGGACGCGGGTGATTGGGAATGTCTACGACCCTACTCGTGAGATTTGCAATCAGCGCGGGAATCTCTCATTCACAACAATCAATCTTCCTCGCTTAGCGCTTGACCTTCGAGATAGCGGTAACTCTGACATTGTCCCTGCGTTCCTGAATCGTGTCTCGGTAATGACGCATACTGTAATCCTCCAACTTATGGCAAGATTCAGAGTTCAAGCACAACGCAAGGTTAAGAATTTTCCATTCTTGATGGGGCAAGGTGTGTGGCTCGATTCTGAAAAGCTAAATCCAGAAGATACCCTTGAAACGGTTCTAAAGCATGGTACGCTCAGTGTTGGCTTCATTGGATTGGCTGAGGCGCTGAAATGCCTGATTGGGGTGCACCACGGCGAAAGTGAAGATGCGCAAAAGTTGGGTTTGCGGATTATTTCCATGATTCGTTCGATTTGCGATGCCGAATCGCAAAAATATGGAATGAACATCACCTGTCTCGCAACGCCAGCTGAGGGTCTCTCCGGGCGTTTCGTCAAAATGGATAGAGAAAAGTACGGGAACATTCCGGGCGTTACGGATAGAGAATACTATACAAATAGTTTTCACGTTCCCGTATATTACAAAATCGGAGCATATGATAAAATTAGAATAGAAGCTCCCTACCACGCGCTAACAAACGGCGGGCACATTACCTACATCGAAATGGATGGAGACCCTACAAAGAACCTTGACGCCTTTGAGATAGTGATTCGCTGTATGCATGATAACGGAATTGGCTACGGCAGTATTAACCATCCCGTAGACCGTGACCCAGTATGCGGATACACCGGAATCATCAACGACACATGCCCCAAATGCGGTCGCATTGAAGGCGATGTTCCGTTTGAGCGCATTCGTCGCATCACCGGTTACCTTGTTGGAAACATGAGCAAATGGAACGACGCAAAGCGTGCAGAGGAACGTGACCGAGTAAAGCATCTCTAATCGACGAAAAAAGCAGTCACTATTATGGAGAACCAATCTTATAGATTGAAAGGAGAACTCTATATGAACGACCGACTAAAGGCTGAACTCGATGAGGAGTTTGACAAGCTGAATGCTCTTAGTCCCAGTGATGAAGGCTATAAGGAAGCAACTGAGCGGTTCACCAAGGTCTACTCCCTCTATCTGGAGGGGGAAAAGAATCAGGCAGATGCCGAATTCAAGAAGATGCAAATTAAAAATGATGAGCTTATGAAAAAGGCTCAACTGTCTGAAACGAAAAAAGACAGATGGTGGAAAGTAGGTCTTGGTGTAGCTGGCTTAGTGCTGCCGTTGGCTATTCAAACAGTATGGTACAGAATGGCAATGAAGTTTGAAGAAACTGGCTCGTTTAGTTCTGCTTGTAGCAGGTCCATCTTCGGGAACCTGTTCAAGAATAAGACAAAGTGACTCAAAGGGAGGATGCCTGACTTTACAGGTACTCTTCCTTTTTCCATTTGTCGAAAATTGCAAGTTGTATAATGAAGGGACTACCCTATCAAAATTTTAGGAGGTTTTACAATGTTGCACGATTTCATTGAAAATGCTCGTTCCGATGCTCGTGAACTCTCGGAGGGGACGTTTGACGGCAAATACATTAACATTCTTACGGTAATTAGGACTATCACCGACGCCCTGTATTGGTTGGCATCAGCGCCGTTGGTAATCTCGGTTACTATTCTGGGAGTTGTGCATGGGCTGCGATTACGTTTCTTCCCGACGACGGACGTTGATAACGATGAGAAATCTGACGACTTTGAATTTTCTGACCATGATGAGTAAACCCACGAGGGAAGATGCTGATAACAAAGCATCTTTCTTTTTTTTCTAAAATCGAAAATTGCAAGCTGTATTATGGGAACCTAATAAATTTAAGGAGGTATTTCCATGAGAAATACGGTTTTCTTGTATGGGTTCACGGATACGCACGACATCCACGGCTGCTACTTCATCTGCTGCGAAGAGCTCAGCATTCAGCGGATCAAGAGCATGGCTAAGCTCATCATCAGGGAATATCCTGATGTAAAGCGGGTATATGCGATTGATAACCGGCGAGGACTTCGCAGAGAGTTCTTGGAAGCCGTCCAGTCGAAGGTATTCGTTGACCGGTTCGTGTTTGAAGACGTATGCGCGACTGAGGGGATGCTTGTCCTTGTCTTAGAGAACTAAGTTCCAAAGCGGAGGAGGCTGACAAAGCCTCTTCTGTTTTCATTGATATTTGAAAGGAGACTCCAAAATGCGATACCACTTTGAGCGCCCGGTTAAAACAACTTCCCAGCATGGTGAGACATACCTGTGCGACCATCCCGTTTATAGTAGATGCACATTGTATAAACTTGGGAATCGTGGACTTGCGGTTATTCAGCAGCGATACATTCGAGCTAACAAAGCTACGATTTGGCGAGAAATCTACCCTTGGCTCACAGATTCTATTTACTGCGCGCCGGGGTTCAATGAGTTCTTCAACGAGCGTGCTGCCGAAGCTGTTGACGGTATCTATCCCACAGTTACTGTGCGCCAATTGATGTGGGCGCTCAAAATGAAGCCGCTTGAAAAGGAAAGATGGGAAACAGTGTTCGACCGGCGTGATATTTGAGGAGGCAGTATCAGATGTCTAAGAACAATTATGACGTTGGTGATTCTCTATGGTATTTTTATGTAGACCGAGAAAAACGTCTACCCTATCAAATCGACAAGAGCGGAATCGGGGTAATCGTATGCCGAGATTACAGTACAGCAAAAATGGCGGTTGACATCGCACGAACTCTCCCGAATTGGAGAGCTGTTATTGATATTTCAGCGGACGTTTTGGGCTGGAGGTTTTTTGATGAAATTAAGTATAGCATCAGTCCAAAACCACGCGGCGTTAGCGATTACTATAAGAAATTGTTTGGAGATGGATATCGTCCTCGCTTTCGCATCCATTGCGACCTTGTAGAACTTCCCAGAAAACGAGATTTTATCAAGAGTATGTTCGATGCTTTGAAAGAACGCGATTGTGAAGTCGAAGTTTACAATTCCTCTAATGGAGAACCCATTACAATTTAAGGAGGCGTAATCATGCGTATCTACGTTATCCCCGATGAGAACGAAACGAAGTTTCAGTCGTTCAAACGGAAGGCGTAGGAAAAGTTCGACAATGGCATTGATGCGATTAAACAGCACAAGGAGGAAATCATTGAGATTGCTCCGTTAGCTTTGGGCGCACTGGCTGTGACGGCAAAAATCATTACAAAGTCTGTGCATCTGAAGCAGGAGCGTGATTTGAAAGACCGCTTTGTCTGGGACAATCGACTCGGCCATTATTGGCATACTCGACGGAAACTTTCCAACAACGAATGGCTGGAAGTGGAGCGTCGTAAGAAATTGGGTGAGGACATCGGAACCATTTTGCGTTCTATGAAACTACTGAGGTAACTCCACACGGAAGGTCGTTTACAGCGACTTTTCCGTTTCTCCTAAAAAGTCGAAAATTGCAACTCTTATTATGAAAGAGGTTGCTCTTGACAAAAATTTTAGGAGGAATGACTATGTTGCTTTTGAATTTGTTTTTCTACGGTTTCTTGTTCTGTGTGTTTTGTTTGGTAATTAAAAGAGCCGTACAACTCGCGTTCAGAATCATCAATAGCCTATTTGATAAGGTTAATAACATGCTGTAATCTCGCGAAAAAGGAATTGGCTGAAATTGCAATCAGCTTTTCCTTTTGCTTTTCAAAATAAAAGGAGGGCTCATTCTATGGAATTTGGAAAGAAGCTCGGCTTATTCAGTAGCATGATTGGCGGAAACACTAAGAATCCGTCAATTCTGAAAGATATTCTTGGTTCGCCGGACGACTTCAAAATCGAGGCATCAATCGAAGATGGCGAACTTGTCATTCGCGTTCGACGGAAAACAGTCGCCGTCACTCGGAGAAAAAAGAAAGTCGTCAGGCGCTTACCCGGTGCTTGATTACTATACAACAAGGAGGTATTTCTATGGATATTCTGGGGTTTCTGAAGAAAAATCGGGCGTTCATCGGAACTTGCGGAGGCATTCTTGGCACAATCGGAACTGGAATTCTTGCCGCAAGAGCTGCTTTGCGTGCCGACAAAGAACTCAACGGCAACACGTTGTCCGATGGAAAGGAAAAACTGAGAGTCATCGCAAAACATGCAAGTCTTCCGATGCTGTCGTGTGTATTTACTTCCTTTTGTATTCTTGATGCGCATAACACGCATGTTAAATTCGAGAATAGTCTCATTTCAAGTGGCGTTGCGTTGTGCGGACTTCTTCAGCAAACACAGCATGAGAAACGCCTTAATGCACCAAGCGAGCTTCTTGAAGAAGGTGATGCCACTTCTCAGTATGCTCTATTCCGCGAAATAAACACCGGATTGATATTTAATGCATCGGTTGATGACGTACTCGCCGCATGTAGAGACTTGAATCGCGGCATCTACATCAATGGTTCGTCTACGCTTGGCGAGTTCTTTGAGTTCCTGAACATTGATTACATTTCTAAGGATGCGAAGAAAGCTGAGCCTGATTGGGGATGGACGCCGGGGTACTGCGAAGAGTATTACATTATGCCATACGTCGAATTCGAGTACAAAAAAGTAGAGTTAGCTGACGGACGTGTCGTCATTGATATTTGTCCGGTAATCCCGCCGATACCACCAGATATGCTGGATGCTTACGACTCTTTCGGCGGTGCGTAATTAGCATTTGTCGAAAATTGCAAGTTGTATAATGAAGGGTATTACCCTATCAAATTTTAGGAGGATGTTGGTATGGATGAGTAAACCCACGGGGGAGGATGCTGATAACAAGGCATCTTCCCTTTTGTATTATTTAGAAGAAGAGGTGCCGTGCTTTGGAAAAGTATCAAACAAACCATATTTCAAATGATTTACATTGTCTTTGGAACGGCAACGTTAGAACCATTCTTAAACTACTTAGGATTAGCCGCGCAGATTTTGCTCGAATGCTTGGGGTAAGCGATAATACGGTAGGTATGATGTTCTACAGATGCGGCCATACGCTAACGCATATGCAATTTCATGCTACGATGTGGGTTTTGTTCCTCTCCATAATGGAAGCGGAACAGGGGTGTCAGAAGCGTTTTGATGCTAACACAGCTTTAGCGAAAGAGCTCTGGAAAGAGATTCACTCTTTTTATATGGAGCATGGGCTGAATTAATCGAAAATTGCAGCTCTTATTATGAAGGAGGTGATTAAATTGAAGAAGTCCCCGTGGAAGATTCTCGGTGTTGTTCTTACTATTGCTGGCGCGGCAGTCGGGCTTGCAGGCTCGTTTGTCAGCGACAAGCAGCGGGAAGAAAGCATCCAGAAAGCTGTTCAGGATGAAATCAAGAAACTTAACGCCTAATGAAACTGGAAGAGGTCAATACAAGCCCTCTTCCTTTCTTGTCAATCTGAAAGGAGAATCAAGTTGGCTAACGAAACGAAGGGACACAGCAGCATGGCGTTTAATCGCCTTCGTGCTATGCGCTGGTGGGTCCGACAATATCAGAACCCGGATAGAAACGCCTTTTCTAAAAACAGCTCATCCAATTCAGAGTCACAGCGTAATGAATGCCGAAAACGAGCAGGTATTTCTAACGTTGATGCAGATACTATCAAAAGCTGATTGATATTCTGACGTTTACGACCTCTTTGGCGGAGCATGAGACGCATACGTCGAAAATTGCAAGTTGTATAACGAAGGCGGTGAGTAAATTGAAGAAGTCCCCTTGGAAGATTCTCGGTGTTGTTCTGACTATTGCTGGCGCGGCAGTCGGGTTTGGATGAAATCAAGAAACTTAACGCCTAATGAAACTGGAAGAGGTCAATACAAGTCCTCTTCCTTTCTTGTCAATCTGAAAGGAGAATCAAGTTGGCTAACGAAACGAAGGGACGCAGCAGCGTAATTAAAAAAATTGAGGGCGTTCGTTTTCCGTCCGACGATGTCGTCCTGCAATACGTCCTGTGCACGGACGGAAAGTGTGGGAAGGAGCTCTGGGTTGATATTGCGGCGTTTAAGCGTGGCGTCCGCAAATTCGGCTACGGCTCGTGCGCGTTAGAGGCCGAAAAAGTTAAGCTGAGTCCCAAGCAGGAAGCGCGGGTGTCAGCGTATTTGCAAGAGTACGCCCGTTTCCGGGCGGCCGTGAAGGAGTACAAGGAGGCTTTGCGCATTGCAGAAGACGCAAAACGCAAGCTGGAAGCAGAGTGTCCCACATTTTGTGCAGACTATCGCTATATGCCGCTCAGTTCCAATGCGGAAATTTAAGGAGGACAAGTAATGAGCAAGTATGAACTGACCCCGCAGACGAAGGAATTCGTTGGCACAATTCTGCATCGAATCCGTGCACTGGTTGATATTCCGGCGCATGGTGTGAAGACAGGCGACGTGGGCGGATGGATTCAGTGCGAGGAGAATCTATCTCAGAAAGGCTCCGCATGGATCTCCGACGAGGCGTTGGTGTTCGGTAACGCGCGAGTATACGGCGATGCTGTCATACTCGAACACGCCTTTGTATACGGCTCAGCGGAGGTGTTCGGTAATGCTTCTGTGTATGGATATGCGGAAGTTTTTGATCATGCTCGTGTGTTCGGTAATGCAAAAATTTCCTGCGGGGCACAGGTGTACGACGAGGCTTGTGTATTTGGTAATGCAGAGGCGGCCGATTATGCAAATGTGTACGATAACGCACTTGTGTTTGGTGATACACGGATAACCGGGTTTGCAGACGTGCACGGCAATGTCGTACTGGGTTATCAAGCCAAGCAAAAAGAAACTTAACGCCTAATGAAACTGGAAGAGGTCAATGCAAGGCCTCTTCCTTTCTTTTTCAATCTGAAAGGAGAATCAGAATGAGTCAGAAGTATGAGATGACTGACGAAACAAAACTCGTAGAAGGTCGGACTCTCCATCGCATCAAAGCGTTGAGAGATTTTGATGGAGGTTTTATAAAAGTTAAAGCTGGTGAACTCGGCGGATGGATTCAGTGCGAGGAGAATCTTTCCCACGAAGGAACTGCATGGGTTTTCGACAATGCTTGCGTAATGGATTCTGGTAAGATTGTCAACTCAGCAAAGGTGTATGACACTGCTATTGTACGGGATAAAGCGGTAGTCGCAAATACTGCCGTGGTCAGTGAACATAGCCTCATTCGCGATACAGCCGTTGTCTTTGGACACGCGCTGGTTCGCGGAAATGCCATCGTTGGCGGAACATCCGGTGTTTTTGGGAACGCTTATGTCGATGGACATGCATATATTCGTGGAGATGCCAAAGTCTATGAAGATGCCGTTGTTACTGGCGACACAACGGTTATAACTGGAAGAGCTACCATATGCGGTGTCGCCCACATTGACGGCTGCATGATAACCAAGAACATTTATATTTGCGGGGCTCCGTTACTTGTTGGCTCGCAAATCTGTATCTTCGAGAATGAGCATTATCTTGTTGTCGGCGGACACGCTCGTCTGGATATGTGCTTAACATTCGCCAGAACAAACGACTGTCGAATTCGATTGATTTCCAGTAATTACACAGGCGACATTGAAGATTACAAAATGTCGTTGGTAAACGCAGAACCGGCAGAAGTACGGCGCATCGACAATTACTATAAAAGTGCTATTGAGCTCGCCAAGAATTACATCACTGACACGATTTATATGAAGGAGGATGGAAAATGATATTTATCATCTGGGGGGTCCTGACGGTGCTTCCCTTTGTGATTGAAATCATCCGAGAGAGAGTATGAATCGGGATGAAGTTGTCGCCATACTGAAGTATCAAAAGCATAGATATTTCCCCGCCCCGCTTTCCAACTGGTCTCTTGATGAAACGGAGAAACGGTTCTTCATGAGAACTTCTATTGATATTTTGATTGAGCGACTTTCCGATGACGAAGACTGGATTAACTACAAAATCATCATCAAGGACTTCATCAACGAGATTGACGATATGGCAAGCTCAAAAACTCAAAATTGGCGTGCATACGCGGAAACGCGAGATGCACTCAATGATATTCTATTAGATTTAGAAAGGATGGAATTGCAATGAAAAACGAACTGATTATGGCAACGAAGAACATCGCCTCTGCTTTGGCGCGTCACAAGCCTCGAATCCTCCTCTGGGCAGGTGTCGGCGGCTTGTTGTCTGCAGGCGTTTGGGGCGTGACCGCTACTCCTGCCGCTCAGAAAGCCATTGCAAATAAGAAAAAGGAGGTTAAGCACGAAAAGCTCACTCCGGTTGAAACCATTGATGCCGTCTGGAAATGCTATGCAGGTCCCGTTGCTCTGAGTATGATTTCCGTCGCGGGAATTGCTATGGGTGACCGAGCATTAGACAAACAGCAGAAGGCTTTGATGGCAGCGTATTCTATAAGTGAAGCGGCTTTGAGCACCTATCAGGCGAAGACCCTTGAGGTCGTGGGCGAAGAAAAGGAACAGGATATTCGCGATGCCGTAGTTCGCGCTAAGGGAGAGGACGCTAAGAAACTCCTTCAGAACGAGCAGATTGTTTACACAGGTAAAGGCGATACGCTCTGCTATGATGCGGTAACCGGGCGCTTGTTCATGTCAAGCGTTGATGTCATTCGGCAGGCTGTCCACAAGATTAACGACAGACTGTACGGCGACATGTGCGTCAGTCTGAATGATTTCTATGACGAAATCAATTTGGGACGGGTTGAAGTTGGCGATATGCTTGGATGGAATATCGACAAGGGTTTCATTCAGATGGATTTGGGTAGTCATCTGGTTGATGACAAACCTGTAGTCACGATTGACTACAAGGTGTATCCGAATTACGACCATTTCGCATAAAATGAAAGGCGGTGCTGTAGACATGCCCGATAATAAAAAAGTCACTGTTCAGAACGAAGTAAAAATTGAGCAGAAGGGGGTCAAAAATGAAATTCTGTTTTCGATTAAAGAACTGATTGTCCAGATTATCCAGAATACCATTGCTCCGGCTCTGCAAGATATGGGCTACAATGCATTCGACCAAGTCTCCCGGACGCTTTTTCATCAGGGAGTGAACCGGAATAACAGTAGCAACCGAAGCAGTAACGGCACCTATAACTACAGCAAAGCATGGAACAACGCTCAGCAAGGAAATGCGGTGTTTGTCGGAGACAAGTTTTCAATTGATAACATTGTCTTTCAAACACGCGGCGACGCAGAAAGTACACTGCGTGGTCTCCAAAACATTCTGAACTCTGATGGAGTTGTTCGAGTCTCTGCTCTGTATGAAATGATTGGCCAGTCTAACGTAAGTTACACCTGTAACTCATATGGATGGACGAATCTCAACGGAGTGCGTGTTATGCGTACTGTAAGCGGTGGGTGGATTATTCAGTTGCCTGACCCGATGCCGCTGAAGTATTGAACGAAAGGAGGATTATCGTATCGTGGAGCCAAGAGAAATGTTTAGCACTGACGTTTCCAACGATGAAGTAAATCATCCGGAACATTATCAAAGCGGAGGTCTTGAAACCATTGATGTCATTAGTGCCTTCACTCAAGACTGCACTCCAATTGAGGCTTTCTGCATCGGGAATGCTCTCAAGTACCTTTGCCGCTGGAAAAAGAAGAACGGCATCGAGGACTTGAAGAAGGCGCAATGGTATATCAGCTATCTCATCGAACACAAAAATTGAATTATGGAGGAAGCTGAGTAATGTTAATCGGGTACAATGCAATTTTCATCAAGGAAAATGATAGTCGCTACTCTGTCCTTTTCCCTGATTTCGACTGTGCAACGTGCGGTGACAGTCTTTCACACGCGAACAGAATGGCTCAAGAGTGTTTGACACTCCAAATACGCACAATGCAGGACGAACAGCGCACGCTTCCTGAGCCCTCTGAACAGACTCCTGAACTGCTTAAAAAGACTTGTCTGGACGTCGACGCTGACCCAGACTCCGCCTTTTGGGGTTCGATTGTAGTGAATGTTAAAAAATCCTTTTGAGAGGAGCTCCAGTATGGATATACTTCAGAAAATTTACACAGTCTCTACCTTTTATCAATATGCTCGGAGATTAGAGAGAGCCGGACTCGACGAGTCATCAATTGCAGAAATTTGCGGATGCAAAGATCCCGCTGTCTTAGAAAGCCTCTACGAACTGTCCTTGGGGATTCGTGAGATGTTTCTTTCCAAATTAGCCAATGCGTTATCTATGGCCGGGAAAGCGGAGGATGACATCGGGTATGTTTTGAAATTGTTCCCGTCAACCGTCAATATGTTTCTTCATCGGGATATAGCACATAGTTGCGAGGTGGTTGAGACGTTTTACGAATACGGTAGACGTATACTAAAGTTCGATACATACGATCATAATATTGAAAAGTTTGGTGATGTGCTTGACGAAGCTGTGAACTCTACAAAGCGTATCAAGGAATACGTTGTCAAAAAGGGATTAGGAGGAGATTTGCAATGAAACTTAAAGATTTGTTTTCCGTCGTCACAGGTAACGAATTGATTGACTTATCCATTGAAGATGAACGGCGTTACCGCTTCGATTTTTGGTGCCCCTGCTGGAAGAGGATATTGAATCCGGAACTTCTTGACTATGAGGTCACCGAAATACACACCTCCCTTCGTAACGATAGTCCAATGCTTGTTGTATGGATTAAAGCTCAGAACAGCGATAATTAAAAAGGAGGATATTTCTATGAACGCTATTACTAAAATGTGCAACAATGTTATCTTCGCTATGAAGCGAAACGCCCCCACCATCCTTCTCTGGGTGGGTATCGGAACCGGTGCTGCTTGTGTCGGCAAGGCTTGCTACGACACAGCAAAGAAGACTGTCCCTCTCCTTACCAAGGCTAAGAATGATATTTCCGAAGTCAAGGCTTCTGTCACCGAGGAGACCCTTGCTGACGCGAAGAAAAAGCAGATGGATATTTGTCTTCGCACAGCTGGGAAACTTGGTCTGATTTACATGCCCTCTGCCGCTCTCGGTCTGGTTTCCGTTGCCAGTCTGATTACTTCTCATAACATCGCTCATAAGCGTATTCTTGGTCTCTCAGCGGCGTATGCGGCACTGGACAGCACTTTCAATACTTATCGCAATGGGGTGATTGATAAGTATGGCGAGACTGAGGATTACGAGCTTTTCAACGGCATCAAGACCGAGACTATCGAAAAAGATGTAACGGATGATGAAGATAACACCTATACCGTTACTGAAGAGAAGAAGGTAGTCACGGTCAACCCAGAAACAAACATCTATACCCGTTTCTTCGACCGTGGAAATCCCGATTGGGACGATGACCCTGATATTCGGCGGCTGTTTCTGGAAGCAAAGGAACGCACAGCTAACATGATGCTCGAAAATCGCGGTTATCTTCTGTTAAACGACGTCTACAAACTTCTCGGATACCCAGCAACCCGCGCTGGATATTCTGTTGGCTGGCTTCGCAACGATGACGAGAACCCGAATCATCATGGCTATGTCAGCTTTGGATGGAAAGATATTTCTGACAGTTATTCCCGCGCACTTTTGAATGGCTATGAGGAATGTGTCATCTTGAACTTCAACGTTGAAGGCCCAATTCTCGACAAGGCTGTCAAGTATCGACTTCTCGGTGCTTGATATTTTCCATCAAAGTCGAAAAAAACAAACCGTATTATGAAGGGGAAACCCTATCAATAAATTTTAGGAGGATTCTACAATGGAAAACAATGAAATCATTGAACAGACTGCTGAGGTTGCTACGACTGTTGCCGAACAGGTTACGAAGCCCGGTTTCCTTAAGGAGACTGCTGAGGCGGTTAGGTCTTGGATTCCCTGCGGTGCTGGCGTATGTCTTGGCGCGGCTACTGTCTTGGGAACGGGCTTGCTCGTGTGTAAGGCCGTCGCGAATTTGGTACCCAAGCTCCGTGACTGCAAGGCGAAGAAGGAGGACCGGAAGAAGTCTAAGAACAATGACGACAACGTTGACGTTGGCGAAATGCCCGAAACGATTGATTGAGTAAACCCACAAGGGAGGATGCTGATAACAAGGCATCTTCCCTTTTTCTTTTTGAAAGGAGAAACGAATATGTTGTCTGGAGAACGGGAACGATTCACATACGAAGTTGGTCACTTATTAAGTGCATATGAAGATTCTATATATGATGAAACATATTATAAAACAACGTGTTGGATTGATAAATTCTTCTACAATATAATTAAGCTCTTCTACAATATGATTGCAGCCCGCGATTATTTTAAGGAGCACGCAAAATGACAAAACTTCCTGAATGGATTACAAAACATGCACCGGCAATCCTGTCCATTCTCGGTTGCGCTGGGCTTGTCGCTACGACAGTGGATGCAATTCGGTGCACGAACAAACGAAATGCCAAAATTGCCAAGGATTCATCTGTCGTCGAGGTAATCAAGGACTACGGAACTACAATTGCACTCGGCGCTGGAACTATCGGCTGCGTTCTCGGCGCAAATGTTCTGAACCAAAAGCATCAGGCACTGCTTACAAGTGCATACACGCTTGTCGCTCAGGAATTCGACCAGTATAAGAACAAAGTGATTAGTCTTTGCGGCAAGGAAACCGATTACTCAGTCGAGAAAGCCGTAGCGGAAGAACAGCGTGCAAAAGATGAAGGACTGCCGGGTTTTACAGAGACTCAAACATTCTACTTTGAACCTTATGGAAAGTTCTTTGAGTCCACGATGGAAAACGTCATGCAGGCTGAGTATCATCTCAATCGCAATTTCATTCTTCGAGGATATGTTTCTGTAAACGATTTCCTTGATTTTTTGAAACTCGAACATACGACAAGCGGTGATAAAGACGGTTGGGAAGAGTTTGCAGGCGAGGCGTTTTACGGATACCGTTGGGTTGATTTTGAGCATCGACACTACACAACGGATGATGGACTCTCAGTTTGCGCAATCGAAACACCTTTTTACTGCCATAATCTAAACGAATATGATGAGAAAATGGAGGAACGATTTCAATGATTGGAACCGTTGTGCTGACCGCTCTGGTCACAATTCTCGGTATGAGTGTTTTCCATCTGGTTAGAGAACGCAATCAAGACAGGTCTTGGAACGCTGAGATTCAGAGTGAAAACGAGCAACTTAAATCTCTTGTGAATTTCTACAAAAACAGCGAACAGTATCGCAGAGAACAAAATTGCTACTCCGAGGGATTTATTGACGGGCAGAAGAAAGCTCAGCTTCAGCAGCGGTTTGCAGATGGACTTTCTAACAACGGTCAGGCAACGATTCTTATCAACATGAACGATAAAATCCATTGATATTTGGAAGGAGCGATGAGTATGAACAAATACGTTTTGGCCTCGATTAGCACTCTTGCTGGCGCTGTCGGAGGTTTTTTCGCTGGGAAATTCTATTACGACAAAAAGTACAGCAAGCGTGCCGATGAAGAAGTTGAGTCCGTTAAGCAGGCTCTTGGTTTTTATAATGAGAAGGAAGATACAGCTTCTGCCGAAGAACAGTCTGATAAGAAGCCGCAAGTGGTCACAAATTCTCTTGACGTTGCGGAACTGAAAAACTATCAGAAATCAGTTGATATTTTGAAATATGCCACGACAACTGCTTCCGAAAAAACTATTGAGCCATACGTTATTCAAGCTGAGCAGTATGGCGACGAGGACGACTATGAAACGGTCACTCTGAACTACTACAGCGAAGATAGCGTCGTTACTTATGATAATGACGATGCACTGAGCAAAGCGGATGTTCATAGGATGATTGGTGACAACTTTGCGGATGCTTTCGAGAAGACTCATTACACTGTGTATGTCAGAAATGATATTCTAAAGTGTGACTATGAGATTCTCATCATCATGGGCAGCTACGAGGATGTTCTTACAGAGCATCCATATTTGCGAAAGGACAATACTGATGACGATTAAACTTACTGCTTATGAAGCATGGCTTTTTCAATTCGTTACAAACGAGCCGGAGCATAAGAATTATTCTTCTCTGCTCCGAACGCTGAACGAGATTTCCTTTCAAGTTACCAAGCATCGAGGGGATTACAATCGGATGCTTGACGGCTTCTGTCTTCGCCAACGATATTACGGCCCAATTGCGCTGGAAGAATGCAGTGTTCTTGAAATGATGGTTGCATTGGCGAAGCGTATTGACGATGATATTCTATACGACTATGAAATCGGCACCCAAACCGAAAAATGGTTCTGGATGATGATTGACAGTCTCGGTCTGAGCGGTATGACGGATGATTCGTTTGACGAGAATACTGTCACTCGCATCATCTATAACTTTATGGATTACAATTTTGCCCCTGATGGGAAAGGAGGTTTGTTCTACGTTCCGGGGTATAAGGGTGACATCCGAGAGATGGAGATTTGGTATCAGATGACAAAATTTCATTTCGACTAAAGGGAGATGCTTAATCATGTATGATATTTTCAGTTTCATGATGAATACAATCGAAAAACGTGCTTCTCGGCAATCTGTCCTGAATGGGCTCTTTGCTGCTGGACTCGGTGTGCTTGCATACACTGTGGTGAAGCAGAAAAAGCGTCTTGATATTTTAGAAGCATCCATCGAAACAGTCGAAGTGGATGATAACGACAAAGAAGAGGAATAATCGGCTATGTTGGACTTTCTGCTGATTTCAACTCGTTCTCAAAAGCGCGGAACGGTTGAAATCTATCCGAAGTTCATCATTAAGAAAAGCGCCGACCTGATGATTCGGGGCGGCGATTTCTATGCTATCTGGGACGAAGAGAAGAAGCTCTGGTCTACGGATGAGCAGGATGTTGTTCGTCTCGTCGATGCACAACTTGACGAGTTTGCAAAAAGCAATTGCAGTCATCTCGAGGGTGATGTGCGCGTACTGCATATGTGGGATGCCGCATCTGGCATGATTGATATTTGGCATAAATACTGTCAGCGTCAGATGCGCGACTCCTATCATATGCTGGACGAACGATTGATATTTGCAAACACTGAGACGAAAAAAACTGATTACGCAAGCAAGAAGCTCCCCTACCCTCTGGAATTTGGGACTACGTCTGCTTGGGAGCAGTTGATGAGCACACTGTATCAGCCAGCTGAACGTCACAAAATCGAGTGGGCAATCGGTTCAATCGTCAGTGGCGACTCTCGGAAACTGCAGAAGTTCATGGTTCTCTATGGCGCAGCTGGTACGGGTAAATCAACAGTGCTAAACATCATTCAGCAGCTTTTTGATGGATATTTGTCAGTATTCGATGCCAAAGCACTTGGTTCTTCATCGAATGCTTTCGCGCTTGAAGCGTTCAAATCAAACCCTTTGGTTGCCATTCAGCATGACGGTGACCTTTCCCGAATCGAGGATAATACTCGGTTAAACTCGCTGGTATCTCATGAAAAGATGACGGTCAATGAAAAGTTCAAATCCACATATACGAACGACTTCAAGGCTTTTCTCTTCATGGGTACCAATAAGCCGGTAAAGATTACGGATGCGAAGTCTGGTTTGATTCGCCGACTCATCGACGTAACTCCGTCAGGTAATAAATTGCCCCGCGACGAGTATCAGACAATCATGGCTCAAATTCCGTTTGAGCTTGGGTCGATTGCTGCTCGTTGCAAGGAAATCTATGAGAAGAATCCGGGAGCTTACGATGACTACATCCCCATTAACATGATGGGTGCGTCCAACGATTTCTATAACTTTGTTATGGATTCGTGGTTGATATTTAAGAAGGAGGATGAAACGACCCTTAAGACGGCTTGGGAAATGTATAAAGTATACTGCGAAGATGCGAAAGTGCTTTATCCGGAGAATAAGCGCGTATTTAAGGAGGAACTGAAAAACTACTTCAAGGAGTATTACGAGCGCATCGTCATGACTGATGGTTCTCGGATTCGGAACTACTACAAGGGATTCAGGTACGATAAATTCGAGGAGGCGGAAACTCAAAATGTCGTCAACATTGAAAAACCAGCGGTCACTTCCATACCAGATTGGTTATCGCTTAGGCAGCAGCACTCAATCCTTGATGATATTTGCGCTGACTGCAAGGCGCAGTATGCTTCGGAAGATGAGAAACCTCTTCTAAAATGGGATAGCGTTGCCACGACTTTGAAAGACATCGACAGCAAGAAACTGCACTACGTTCTGTTCGGAAAAGAGTTTCTCAATCTTATTGTCATCGACTTTGATATTCGGGACGCATCTGGGAAAAAGTCGTTTGAAGAAAACGCTAAAGCAGCGAGCAAATGGCCGAAGACGTATGCTGAAACGAGTAAAAGCGGTGCAGGGATTCACCTGCACTATTTTTATTCCGGTGATGTCACGAAACTCAGCCGGGTTTACGATGACCAAATCGAAGTCAAAGTCATGGTCGGCAATAGTTCATTGCGACGTATGCTGACTGTTTGCAATGATATTCCTATTGCGACGATTAGTTCCGGTCTCCCGCTCAAGGAGGAAAAGGATGTGGTAGACAAGAAAACTATCTCAAATGAGAAGAATCTCAGAATCCTCTTGAAAAGGACGATGAATAAAGAATTCCTACCGGGCACAAAACCAAGCATTGATTTCATCGTTAAGATTCTGGATGATGCGTATGCAAGCGGGATGCAGTATAATGTTTCGGATATGTATACTGCCATCCTTGCGTTTGCATCCAGAAGCACTAATCATGCGGACTACTGTCTAAAGCAGATTGGGAAGATGAAATTTCAATCGAAGGACGACGAAACGACCGAACTTGCTAATGCAAAACCGCCTGATGGGGTGATTGATGAGCGATTGATATTCTTCGACGTTGAGGTCTTTCCGAACCTTGTACTCGTCTGCTGGAAAGTTCAGGGCGAAGGGAAAAGCGTCGTAAGATGGTTTAATCCTTCGCCCACTGATATTTCTAAACTCGTTGAACATAGGTTGGTGGGCTTCAACAATCGAAATTACGACAACCACATCATTTACGCAATCATGATGGGGTATACTCCAGAACAGATTTACAACCTCTCGCAGCGAATCATCAGCGGAAAGACCTCTGCGGAACGCCGGAATGCTCTGTTTGGAAGTGCTTACGACCTTTCTTACACTGATATTTACGATTTCGCTTCCGCCGGAAATAAAAAAAGTCTTAAGAAGTTGGAAATCGAAATGGGAATCCATCATCAGGAATTGGGATTGCCGTGGGATGAACCCGTGGACAAGGAAAAATGGGAGATGGTTGGGGACTATTGCGAAAATGACGTAATTGCTACCGAGGCTGCTTTCAAGCACCTTTCTGCTGACTGGATAGCCCGCGTCATTCTATCGGATTTGGCAGGCATGAATGTCAACGATACTACGAACAGTTTAACCACGAAAATTATATTTTCTGGCGACCGTTCTCCACAACATGAGTTTCAGTATCGGAATCTCGCAGAGCCAGTCATGAACCTTGACGATGACATGGAGCAATTTCTGAAGAATGCAGCACCGGTCATGATGTCTGAACCTCACGGCGAGGCCAATAGTTTGCTCCCCTATTTTGATGGATATTCTTTTGAGCAAGGGGTATCTACATTCATGGGTGAAAAGGTTAGTGAAGGTGGATGGGCTAAAGGCGAACCCGGAATGCACATCAATGTCGCACTGTTGGATATTACGTCGATGCACCCGCATAGTGTCATCGCCGAATGTCTATTTGGTGTGCGTTACACACAGCGTTTCAAGGAACTCGTGGATGCTCGTGTGGAAATCAAGCATGAGAATTGGGATAAGGTTAGAACGATGCTGGATGGCAAACTTACGCCATACATTCAGTGGGTCAAAGACGGGCGAATCACCGCTAAAGACCTCGCTAATGCTCTGAAGACTGCCATCAACTCAGTCTACGGACTCACGTTTGCCAAGTTCCAGAACGCATTCCGGGACATTCGGAATATTGATAACATTGTTGCGAAGCGCGGTTCATTGTTCATGGTACGCTTGAAAAATGAGGTGATGAAACGCGGATTCACGGTCTGCCATGTGAAAACGGACTCCGTGAAGATACCGAATGCAACACCGGAAATCATCAAGTTTATCATGGAGTTCGGCAAGCGTTACGGATATAACTTTGAACACGAGGCCACCTACGAGAAGATGTGTCTTGTCAATCATTCTGTTTACGTTGCGAAGTATGCTTCAACGGAATGGTGCGAAAAAACATATGGATATATTCCTGATGACAATCGCAAGCATTCTGGTGAATGGACAGCAACTGGCGAACAGTTCAAAGTTCCCTACGTCTTCAAGACATTGTTCTCGAAAGAACCGATTATCTTTGATGACATGTGCGAGGTGAAATCGGTAACGTCTGCCCTCTACCTCGACCGGAGAGAAGGACTCGCTGAGGATGAGCATTGCTACCAGTTCATCGGAAAGACTGGACAGTTCACACCTGTTCTTCCGGGACATGGCGGCGGAGAACTCAAACGAATTACGAAAGACAAGAATGGGAACAAAAAGTTCGACAATGCTTCAGACTGCTCTGGATACCTTTGGGAAGAGTCCGAAAAATTGCGCGGAACTGATGCTGAATCCTATGTGGATAAAAGTTACTACAACCGACTCGTTGATGCTGCCGTCGATACGCTCCAGAAGAACGGATGTGATGTCGAATGGTTTGTTAGTTGAATAAAAAGGAGATTGATATTTATGACTAAGTCTTACAAGAACATTACTTTCATGGATGCTCAGATTATTTTCCGCAATTTCACTGGTGAGGAACGCAAGTTCAATCCGGAAGGCAAACGGAATTTCTGTCTTGTAATTGATGATGAAGTGCAGGCTCAGCAGATGTTTGAAGAGGGGTGGAATGTTCGGATTCTGCCTCCGCGAACTGACGATGAGTTAGCCAAGCATTATATTCCCGTTGCCGTCAGTTATCGAAATAATGATAGCTTTCCGGTGTGTGTCTACATCGTCGAGGGTAATCAGCGGACGCTGCTTAATGAGGATACTATCGGCAGGCTTGACCATGCCGATATTGCGAGCGTCGACCTGACGATTCGCCCTCGTTATTGGGACGATAATGGACAAGCAAAGATTAAAGCCTATCTGAAGACGATGTACGTTACACTGAACGTTGACGAACTTGATCAGCGGTACGCCAGCGGTAACTATGGCATGACTTCTGAGGACGCGCCTTTCTAAGATGAGGAGGTTTGAAGAATATGCCATACGGTTATCCTGTTCTCCCGTATTATTGGCTGGCTAAATATCGTTGCTTTGTCGATGATGGACTACTTACGCATGAGGAGTTTACCAATCTCATGAAGAAACGTCTCAATGTCGTGTTCGGGGTGCCGAAGAGCGGTGTGTAATCATGCCTGATGCAGGATTGCGTGACTATCAGCGAAAAGCTGTAGCAAAAATGAAAAACGGCTGCATCCTATGTGGCGGCGTCGGGAGTGGTAAGTCGAGGACTTCCTTGGCTTACTACTCCCTTTTTCAGGGTGAGTCTATTGATATTCCGGGAGTACATCGAAAGAGCCACCAAGATTTGTACATCATCACGACAGCCCGAAAAAGAGACAGCAAGGAATGGGATGGTGATATGATTCCGTTCCTTCTCTCTCCGGGTGTTTGTGATGAATGGCATAACATAGTGGTTGTTGACAGCTGGAATAACATCGGAAAGTATACAGACGTGTCAGGAGCGTTCTTTATATTTGATGAGCAACGAGTCGTCGGCAGTGGGGCATGGACTCGGAACTTTCTTAAAATCACAAAGAAGAATGCTTGGGTATTGCTGTCTGCAACTCCCGGCGACACATGGCTCGATTACATCCCTGTATTCGTGGCGAATGGTTTCTACAAAAATCGGTCTGAGTTTCTACGCGAGCATGTGATATTTAAGCGGTTCGCAAAGTTTCCGCAAGTTGACCGCTATGTTGAAACCAATCATCTTGAGGAACTCCGACGTGAAATTCTTGTCGATATGCCGTTCAGAAGAGAGACGAAACAGCACCATGATACGATTTATGTGCCATATGATGTAGAAAAGTATAAATTCATAACGAAGAATCGTCAGAACATCTTTGAAAATGGGCTTCCGTTGCAGAATGCCGCTGAGTTGTGTTTTACATGGCGTAGGCTGGTAAATAGTGCTCCGGAACGAGTTCGTGCGGTCATTGATATTCTGAAAAAGCATCCGAAAGCCATTGTCTTCTACAACTTCGATTTCGAGTTGGAGCTATTGAAGAAATCACTGACAGATGCAGGATTGATATTTTCGGAATGGAACGGTCATGCGCACGAGCCGATTAGAGAGGAGTGTGAAAGTTGGGCTTACTTGGTGCAGTATACCGCTGGATGCGAAGGTTGGAACTGCACGAGCACTGACACGATGATATTCTACTCGCAGAATTACTCTTACAAAGTAATGGCTCAGGCGGCAGGACGAATCGACCGCATGAATACACCGTTCACTGACTTGTGGTATTACCATTTGAAAAGTCGCTCCCCGATTGATTTAGCAATTGGAGATGCAATAGAGAAAAAAAAGACGTTTAACGCACGAGCATTTGTTAAGTGGGAATGATATTTGAGGAGGAATTGTAATGCTGGTCAACCATAAACCCGAACTTGTCGGAAAATTCAAAATTGGATTTGCGAATTTTGCAATCTCCGAATTAGAATTAGCGAAGGACCGTGGTATCATTTCTGAGACTGAATTTAAGGACTACATGCATTACGTCGATTTGATTGAAATTGGATTCGACAGTCATGTCCCGTTCCTTACAGATAAAATTCTCTATAGATTAATAAACTACAAGCCTCTTTCAGAATTGACTGGTGATGAGGAATGGATTCAGAATGATAAGGCTCGTACCAAGGATCCATTATTCTACAATCAGAGGTGTCCGTCGGTGGTAAAAATAGGGTCGTTTGTATACGACCTCGATAATCGGGGACATGTCTCAAGCGATGGCGGAGAAACGTTTCAGATGAGAACTAATTACTGCCCGAAAATCGAGTTCCCATACTTTCCAAATGTCGATGTACGTCGGGTATACATAGAGCCGCAATGGGTCAACGGGGACTGCATAAAAGATATTTCAGGGTATCCTGAACGCATCGTCAAGCTCAGAAAGCTAATGAAAAAAGCACAGGATGTTCTTTCCCTCACTGACTTGAAGAATATGATGTCTGACTACAGAAAACAATATCCGACTAATGACATGACCATAGGCCTTGAGCTTCGCAATCCGGGTACTGGTATACCGCGAGTTCAACATGTTCGCGTGCTTCTCAATAAAGATGCAGAAGACCTTGATGATTCTTTCCTCTTTTACATCTGGAGTGGGACAACACATATGCTTGGTATTAAAGATTTCTCGACTTACGGCATCGAATGGCGATGCTGGCTGTTTGTTCCGTCTGAAGAACGTTTGAAAAATACACCGTGGGAGGAATGCTGAATATGACAACCTGCGAATTCGATGAAGCGATTAAAAAGGAGATGCGTAAAGTGAAAAGTGTAGATTGTATGACCGAATACCAAGAGGAAGTTCTCCGGACTGCGAATAAGATGAGCACGATTTTTCTGATGCAGTATGTCATCAACGATTGCGAGGAAAATCCGGATTCCGATAAGGTTGCATGGATGCTTGAAGGGGCGCTTGGGCTGTCTGGCGAGGTCGGTGAAGTGGTTGATATTTTGAAGAAGAGTATCTTTCAGGGGCATCCCCTTGATACGAGGAAGATTGCTCTTGAACTTGGCGACGTGATGTGGTACTTGACATTGTTGACACACTCTATCGGCTATAATCTTAATGAGGTGACTAAGATGAACATTGAAAAGTTGAAGAATAGATATCCTAATGGGTTTAGCACAACAGACAGCCTGAATCGGAAAGAAGGTGAGTATTAAGATGCGCGCTGGTATTAAGGGAATTCTTTTTCTGTCTTTCTGTCCGATTGTTCTGCTTATCGCTTCCCTGTTTGTCGAGGCGGTTGCACTGCGTACAGTTGTTGCTGCATATGCTTGGGCACGGCTGTTGATTCTCCCGTTGATTGCAGTGGTTCTTGCAGGTGCTGCTGAACCTGAGAAACGACGAAAACGAGAAGAGCAATCTGAAAAATGAATAAAGTTCTGCCCACTTTTGAATGCGATGAAAGTGGGCAGAACGTTTTCTGAGGGTAAAAGTAGCCAAACTGCCATGATATTTTGAGCGAAAATGGCAAGCTATAGCTTATTTTTTGCCCACTTGCCCACTTTTGAAAATAAAAGTGGGCAGCCGCAAAGCCTTGATTTTACTGGGTTTGCGGGTTTTCTGCCCACTTTCCCACTTTTATTTCTATTTAATTATGATAAAAAAATATAGAAATTATATAGAATAGAGAAAAAAAAGTGGGCAAGTGGGCACGGACTCAGAAATTCAATTTTTCCCAGAAAGAACATTGAAAAAGAGCCCTCTTCGTGGTATACTGACAGTCGGTTTCAATGGGCACGAGAGGAGGAGTTTTCAATGGACGGTAAAGATTTTTTTGATGATTATGGCAAGTATTATCCTGACGAAGACGCACCCATTTATGACCCGAACGACATCTGCGATTTTCGAGAAGAGCAGGAGGAGGAAGAGTATGATACCACGGATGACTTGGGGCGACCAGTGCATGTGTATGTGGATAGGTTTGGGGAGTATCACGAATCTATCGATTTCAATTCGGAAGCTCATGAGCGGTTGTATAGGAAAACAGGAAAACAATTTTGTGCCGAATGTCGGTCTGGAGCAGAATTGAAATACATACAGATAAACCCTAAGCGAAAGTCAAAATTCTACGATTATTGGGAATGCCCCCATTGCCATTTCACAGTTTCGGCAGAAGAAGTAGCGAACGGCGATTACAATTTTCCCACTCCTGAATCTGTTGATGACGAATGGAATGAGTATTTTAATAGATATTTGTGATCATTAAAGGAGGTAGCATATGAAGAAGATATTCTCGTTCATTCTCGCTATTGGATTGGCGTCCATCCCCGTTGTTGCCGAGAGTCCGTCAGTCGATCTAAGCACCATGACGCTTGACGAATTGGTGGAATTGCGCGACCGCGTGAATCTTGAAATCGACCTTCGTGTTTCCGGGACTGACTCGACCATCGGTAGAGGGAAGTACATCGTAGGAGACATAATAGCGGGAGGTATTTACGAGTTTATCCCGACAGAAGTTGAATACATGAGCGGAAACAGCTACTGCAAGCTGCACGTTACAAATCCCAATGCTGATGAAGAAATTGCATCTGCAGAGTATATTCCGATGGGAACTCCTGTGGTATTCAGCCTACATGACGGGGATGTTTTAGAGATTTCTGGCGGAAGCGGAATTCTTAAGAAAGCAGATAAGACATGGATTCTTACTGAATGAAATAGAAGCATTACACAGTAAAGAGTAGTTGTAAAACGCAACTACTCTTCTTTTTTTCGAGTCGAAAATCGCAAGTCCTCTTATGAGGAGAAAGAGAATGTGTAAAAATCGCATTCTCTTTATTTTTATGCAAAGGAAATATTGTTATGGCATTACTCGAGCGCGATTTTCAAGCTGTCGTCATCCGGGAGTTGCAAGCTCGTTTTCCGGGATGTGTCGTGTGCAAAATGGATGCAAATTACAAACAGGGTTTCCCTGATATTTTGGTGCTGTATCGCGACAAGTGGGCTCTTCTCGAATTGAAGCGTTCAGGTAGCGCTCGACATCAGCCTAATCAAGATTACTATGTGAACTTGCTTAACGAAATGTCCTATGCCAACTTTATATTTCCAGAAAATAAGGAGAGTGTATTTGATGACTTACAACGAGCATTCCAAATTGGCAGGTACTCATGCTCTGTTGAGTGCGAGTAAATACTACTGGCTGAATTATTCTGACGAAGATATTCAGCGTGCTTACATTAGCAGCTACAGTCAGCGAATAGGAACTCTAATTCATGAACTCGCTGCATCTCTGATTAAGCATAAAATCCGAGTCAACAAGACTGATAAGCATTTGCTTCTTCATCATCTTCTGATGAATGATGTTCCAGAGTGCGCGTTTAATGTTGACCAATATTTTCAGAACTTTGCTTCCTATGTTAATGACGCAATCCAGTATAACATGACACCGGAAGTAACGTTGGTCTATTCAGCATCGTGCTATGGGACAGCAGATGCTATTGCTTTTGACGGTTCAAAGTTGCGCATCCATGACCTGAAGACCGGCATTACGCAGGCTCACATGGAACAGCTCCTGATTTATGCGGCGCTCTTCTGCTTGGAATATGATATCGACCCTGAAGAGACACATGTTGAATTGCGTCTTTACCAGTCCAACGACGTTACTGTCGAACTCCCTAAAGTGGATGACATTGTTCTTGTGATGGAAAAAATCGCCCACGCTTCTGAAATCGTTGACAGAATAAAGGAGAGTAGATGATATGAACCGTGTTAAGAATGATATTTTGATGCACTACGGGCGGAGTGTCGATGACGGTGCTCCCGGTCCGGGTTCTGGTCGCTACCCGAAGGGTTCCGGCGAAGACCCGAATCAGCATGGCATTAACTTTGCAGAGCGCGTACAAGAACTCAAAAAAAGCGGCATGGACGAAAAGGAAATTGCGAAAGCCGTCGGATGCAAGAGTACCACTGAACTGCGGTCTTTGTATAAAATCTCAATCAATGACAACCGCGCTCGTCTTGTAGACCGCGCGATGGCGCTAAAGGCTGATGGGAAAACCCGTTCCGAAATAGCGAAACTGATGGGTGTCGCTCCCTCGACGGTTGATTCTTATCTGAACGCTGACGCAGCGGCCCGTTCGGATAAAGCTAAAGTTGTCGCTGAATACATCAAGAAACAAGTTGACGAAAAAGGAATGGTCGATGTCGGCGCTGGCACAGAGATATATTTGGGTATATCGAGGGCTAAATTGGACGAAGCCATAAAACGTTTGAAATTGGAAGGGTATGTTATCGACGGTCGGCGAGTCCCTCAAGGAGGCGTTGATAGCACACATTCAACCACTATGATAATGGTATGCCGTCCTGACGACTATGACCCGAAACGAAAATATGATGACCCTTCTTCCATAAAACCGCTCGATATTGTTAGGGTTAGGGAAGACGAGAACGGAAATGAATTCATCACAAAACCATTTGAATACCCAGCGTCCATGAGCTCAGACCGTTTGGCAATCCGATACGCCGAGGACGGCGGCAAGGCTAAAGACGGCGTTTTGGAAATTCGCAGAGGACTTCAGGATTTGAACCTCGGAAACTCAAATTATGCTCAGGTGCGCATCCTCGTCGATGATGAAAAGTATATCAAAGGTATGTGCATTTATAGTGACGATTTGCCGGATGGCATTGATGCTGTTTTTAACACAAACAAATCGAAGAATGTTCCCAAACTGGAAGTCCTAAAAGATATAAAGAAAGACGACCCAACTAATCCCTTTGGCGCGAACCTTCGCGAAGATGGCGGACAATCTTATTATACCGGAGATGATGGAAAACAGCATCTCAATCTGATTAACAAGACCCGCATTGAAGGCGACTGGGGTGTATGGGAAGACAGCCTAAGTTCACAATTCCTTAGCAAGCAGCCAACAAAGTTGATAAAAGAGCAGCTTGGACTGGCACTACAACAGAAGCAAAAAGAATTTGATGAAATCATGGCTTTGGAATGCCCAGTGGTTAAACGAGCATTACTTCAAGAATTTGCAGATTCTTGCTCATCTGATTCTGCTGAACTGAAAGGTGCGGCTTTGCCTCGTCAGAGATGGAACGTCATTCTTCCCGTGCCAAGTTTGACTGATAAGGAAGTTTATGCACCAAACTTTAAGGATGGGGAAAATCTCGCGCTCATCCGCTATCCACATGCTGGACAATTCGAGATTGTTATAGCTAAGAATAACACGAAGCATCCAGATGGGAACCGCATCCTCGGCAAGAATCCGGCAGACGCTATTGGTGTCAGCCCCCATTCAGCTGAGAAATTGTCCGGTGCTGATTTCGATGGAGATACTGTTCTGGTTATACCGTGTAACTCCGCAGACAATCGAGTGAAAATCCATGCAAAAGATTCCCTCCCAGAACTTAAGGACTTCGACCCAAAGCTCGAATATGCAGAACGTCCCGGCATGAAGTACATGAAGTACAAGAAGGTCACGCAGGTGGAAGGGGAAGACGGGCAGTATCATGAAGTAGTAAAAGAAATCAACCATACTGGTAAAGAAATGGGCATGATTTCAAACTTAATCACGGATATGACCTTGAAAGGTGCAGACGAAAAAGAACTTGCCCGTGCTGTACGCCATAGCATGGTAGTAATCGACGCTGGCAAGCACAAGTTAGATTATGATAGGTCATATCGAGACAACAGAATCGCAGAATTAAAAAAGAAGTATCAAGGACATTATACTGAAGATGGGCGTTACAGTGAGGGTGCATCCACCCTTATTTCGAGAGCAAGCGCCGAGGCTACGATTCGCAGGCGAAAAGGTTCGCCAACGATAGATCCTGAAACCGGTGACCTCATTTACAAGACAGACGACAGAACTTATATTGATAAGAAAGGGAAAGAACGGCATTATCAACAGGCTACAACCCAAATGCAGACAGTATCCGACGCACGAGTTCTGTCTTCCGGGACAAAAGTCGAAGAGATATACGCCTCTTATGCGAATGCTCTAAAACAGATGGAGCGGAGAGCACGATTAGCCTACCTCAGTGCTGGTAAAATAGATTACGATGCAAATGTGAGAAAAGAATACGACAACGAAGTAAAGTCTCTTCGTCGCAAACTCGCCGATGCAAAGATGAATGCGCCTCTTGAACGTCAAGCACAATTAGCGGCGGCCACAGTCGTCAAAGGTGCTCTTGCCGACAATCCATGTTTACCCAAAGATGAACAGAAAAAATTAGGGCAGCGCGCTCTCAAAGCTGCGCGGCTTCGTCTCGGTGCACATCGGAAGACGGTCGAAATAACAGACCGCGAATGGGAAGCGATTCAACGAGGCGCGGTGCATGATAGCTTCTTTGCAGAATTATATCAGCACTCAAATAAAGAAGACATCCGCATTCGGTCAACACCAAGAACATACAAACCACTTAGCAGCGCTCAGAAAGCCAAAATTCGCTCGATGAAAAACAGTGGAAAGACAACGGCGCAAATTGCTGATGCACTTGGAGTATCTGTCTCAACGGTTGTGAACATTATTAGTGGAAAGGAGGAATAAACTTGAGTGGAACTTATGATGTAGCACTCACAACAGTCGATAATCCATATAATCCATTCACTCATCCAAATGAATGGTACATGTATGACATGACACACGGCTATAATACTTGTGGCTACATCGACAGAATTACAATTTTTACACCGCAAATGACGGATGACGAGGTTGACGAAGAAATTATTCGTGCGATAAACGTCATTTTGAAGAATGACTACGGGGATTTCTACAAAAAAGTCTACCGTGACGAATAAAAGATACCGGGGGGGGTCTCCGAAAAACACACCCCCTCCCTGCATCGCCCGCCTCTTCAAAAATTCTCCGGGGGAGAGTTTTCCGGAAACAAAATTGGGTAGAAATCGGGCATGGTGGCGAGCTTATGAGATATTTTCAGTGTTCTTTATGCCGATTCTCCTTTCAGCATGTGAAAAAGTATCTCATAAGTTCACTCCCATGCCCGATTTCTACTCACGTTCAGGGGGAAACCAATGGGAAAGCGATTAAAACCAATAGAAAACCATACAGAAACTCGCGTTCCGGCGGTTGATAGACCATCGACGACGCTGGAAGGTCGAGAGAATCAAGCGATTGAGCTTGCTGTGAACCTTGCCGTAGAGCAATTGCGGGCAGGTACGGCTTCGTCGCAGGTGATTTGCCACTATCTTAAGCTGGGCACGACGAGAGAAAAGACGGAACAGCAGTTACTCAAGAAGCAGCTGGAACTGATGGATGCAAAAATTCGGAATCTTCAGGACGCTTCCAACACTGCTGAACTGTATCAGAAGGCGCTGGAGGCTATGAATAGATATTCTGGCCGCAACGACTCTGACGATGAAATTTACTAAGAGCTATGGGACGCATACGATGCTATTCGGAACTGATTCGGATTCCGGACTATAAAGAACGCTTCGAGTATTTGAAACTTGACGGGGTAGTCGGTGCCGAGACGTTCGGACACAATAGATATTTGAACCAAATCTTTTACACGTCTCAGGAATGGCGACGTTTTCGGGATAAGATTATCATACGGGACAACGGGTGCGATATGGGCGTAGACGGCTATGAGATAAATACCAGAGCAACTATCCACCACATCGAACCGATTTGTGTCAACGATATTTTGCACCAGAGCGGTCGACTATTTGATGAAGAGAACGTCATTTGTGTATCGAGCGAAACTCATAAGGCTATTCACTATGGGGATGCTGATTTGCTGGTACTCCCCTTTGCGGAACGAAAACCGAATGACATGTGCCCTTGGCGAAAATAAAAGTAATGGAGGTTGTAGATAATGTATGAGACAGCAATGAATGTCAGGCTTGTTCAGTACACTCCCTTATGTGATGCTGCCGTTGCCCTTGGCGGAAAAATGTGCTACTCCGATGCAGACCTTGATGACATGATTCAAGGGGTGATTGATAAAGATAACTCTGCAATGATTCGCCGGATTATCGAATCCGGTCATGAGTCTGTATTGGAGCACGTTTCTTTTACGTTCGCCATTAGTGGCGTGTCGCGGGCACTTCTTGCCCAAATCACGCGCCATCGTATGGCAAGTTTCAGTGTACGGAGTCAGCGGTATGTGAATTATGATAAGGGGTTCAACTACGTCATTCCCCCGGCTATTAAAAAACTTGGGGAGGATGCTATTGCCGAGTACCATGCCCAGATGGAGCAGATGAACAAATGGTATCGGGGATGGACTGAGAAACTGGGTTCCGGTGAAAAGGCTAATGAAGATGCAAGATTTGTCCTTCCGAATGCCTGCGAAACTTCCATGCTCGTCACGATGAACGCTCGTGAACTTCGCCATTTCTTCAATCTGAGAATGTGCCGCCGAGCTCAATGGGAAATCAGAGAACTGGCAACGTTTATGTGGGCAGTCTGCAACCAAGAGTGTCCTGCATTGTTTGAAGATGCTGGGCCGTCCTGTATCAGAGGAAAGTGCACCGAAGGCAGCAAGAGTTGTGGTAGACCACTTAATAATCAGTTGGAGAATTACGATGAATGATAACAGCATTCTTGATTCTATCAAGAAACTTCTTGGCATCCAGAACGAAGCCTTTGATACAGACATCATCATTCATATCAACTCCACTTTCATGATTCTGCATCAATTAGGCATCGGTCCTACAAACGGATTTCAAATCAGCGGTTCCACAGAGACATGGGAACAATTTATCGGAAATTCCCCGATACAACTATCTTCTATCAGAAGCTACGTTTACCTAAGAGTCAAAATGGTATTCGACCCAAGCGGCTCCTCTGTTGTTACAGAGAGTCTTGAACGCACATTGCGGGAATACGAATGGAGATTACAAGTTAATTCCGAGAGCGCGGTTTCTGAAAGTAATTCTTAGACAATATCTTCAGACGAGTATAATGCTCGTCTTTTTTTGTGCTCATTTTTACAGAAGGGAGGGTAATATGGACGGATCCAAACATGTAATTGTCCATTATGGCAAGCCCGGTATGCATTGGGGTGTGCGGCTATATCAGAATAAAGACGGTAGTCTAACTCCACTTGGAAAACAGAGATACGGGAAGGGTAAAGGAAACAAAAATAATAGTGCTGTAAAAACTGTAACCATAAAAGCAAAAAAAATATTTTCTGTTGTATCCAAAAAAGTAAAAAAAGGTGTATCCTCCGTTGCCGAGAAGGTATCCGAACGCCACAAGATGAAAAATCCTGAAACCATGACCGATGAAGAGCTTAAAACCGTAGTCAACCGCCTACAAATGGAGAAGCGTTATCGAGACCTGATGAATGAGCGTGCTGAAGCTAATACAGGTGTCGGAAGAAAATTGGTAAAAAAACTACTTGCTAAGAGCGGTGATACTGCGGTAGACGCACTTGTGCAAGGACCCATTAGAAAGCGGTTCGATAATTTGTTCGCAAATCTTAATCCTAAAGATAAGCCGGGAAATAATTCCAATAATAACCAGCAGAATTCCGCAGACAACAGCTCCTCGACTTCTTCCGATGCGAATAGGAGCAACTCATCGTCGAGTTCCAATTCCGCATCTGAAAATAGCACTGGCGGGGGCGATAGTGGAAATCAAAGCAGCAGGCGTCGAAACCGCAATCAGCGGAATGCACCAACTGAATAGCTATTCAGATAAGAGGTTTAATATATGGCATTGTCGAACACCGCAGTACCAAAGTATTACGGCATGTTTCGTGATGCCGTACTGCGAGGGGAAATTCCAGTAAACCAAAACATCTCAATGGAGATGAATCGGATTGATGCGCTCATCGCGAATCCCGGTGTATACTATGACCCCGCGCCGGTTGAGGGATTTATTGCTTTCTGCGAAAACGAGATGACTCTGGTGGACGGCTCAGATCTGCATCTGCTCGACACTTTCAAGCTATGGGCAGAAGCGCTGCTGTGCTGGTTCACATTGGAGGAAATTACAGAATTCGTTCCGGATGATTACGGCGGACATTATGTACGGAAGCGACGGAAGAAGCGACTCATTAACAAGCTCTTTCTCATCGTTGGGCGTGGCGCTGCAAAATCTCTGTTTGAAACATGCGTTCATGCTTATGTCGAGAATGTTGATACTTCTACGACGTACCAAATGACGACAGCGCCGACAATGCGGCAAGCTGAGGAAGTGATGGCGCCCTATAAAACAGCAATCGCCCGCGCAAGAGGCCCACTGTTTAAGTTTTTGACAGAAGGGTCATTGCAAAATACCACCGGTTCACGAGCAAAGCGATTGAAACTGGCATCTACAAAAAAGGGCATACAGAATTTTCTCACGAACTCTCTTCTGGAAGTACGACCGATGTCCATTGACCGCTTGCAGGGTATGCGAGTAGCGGTTGCCTCTGTAGACGAATGGCTGTCTGGCGATATGCGAGAAGACCCTATTGGCGCGATTGAGCAGGGTGCTTCCAAAGTCGACGACTACATTATCCTTGCTGTGAGTTCCGAAGGCACTGTCCGAAACGGGTGCGGTGACGACATCAAAATGGAACTTAAGAAAATCTTAAAAGGTGATTTCTTCGCTCCGAATGTCTCCATTTGGTGGTATGCGTTGGACTCTGTGGATGAAGTTGCTGACCCAAACATGTGGTTAAAGGCGAACCCGAATATCGGCAAAACCATCAGCTACGAAGCATATCAGCGAGATGTTGAGCGTGCAGAGAATGTGCCGTCGGCGAGAAATGATATCCTTGCAAAACGATTCGGGATTCCGATGGAAGGCTACACTTATTTCTTCACCTATGAAGAGACCCTCCCTCAGCGAAAACGTGAATACTGGAAGATGCAATGTGCAATGGGTGCTGACCTGTCGAGAGGTGACGACTTCTGCTCGTTCACATTTCTATTTCCGTTAAATAATGGATGTTTTGGAATCAAGAACCGAAGTTATATATCGGAGCTAACGTATCAGCAGCTTCCAAGAAGTCTGCGTGAAAAATATGACCTGTTCATCTGCGAAGGAACAATGGTTGTTATGGATGGCACTGTACTTGACTTGCTGAAGGTATATGCTGACCTCTACCAGTTCATCAACGAAAAACACTATGACATTCGCGCGTTTGGCTATGACCCTTGGAATGCAAAAGAGTTCGTCGCACAATGGGAAATGGATTTTGGGTCTTACGGAAACGAGTCCGTCCAGCAGGGTTCGAGAACTGAATCCGTTCCGCTTGGCGAGCTAAAGAAGATGGCCGAATCTCAATTGCTTTACTTTGACGAGGAAATCATCAAGTTCACCATGGGAAACTGTGTTGTATTGACTGACACGAACGGAAACCGAAAGCTCTATAAACAGCGCCATGACCAGAAGATTGATGCCATTTCTGCCCTTTTGGATGCTTATGTGGCATACAAACATCACCGGGAGTCGTTTGATTGAGGTAATGTATCATGAATGATTATAAAAAGAAAATTCAGCAGAAAGTTGCTGAATATCTAAACAACAGACCAACGCAAAAAACAAATTTACGTCTATTCGTATCAGCGGATGAAATCGCTACAGTAGATTTACCGTCTATCGGCAGTCATCGGGTAATTCTTGCGTATAATCCGCATTACACCGGAACACTCTTTATGTGTACGCTCATTCAAGAGCATGATGAAATTCTCATGATGCCCTGCTTCGGACAGGGGACCGTCGTGATTTCTGTGGGTGATGAACCTTGAGCGAATTTTATCACTGGGGGATTCGCGGTATGCGCTGGGGAATTCGACGATACCAGAATCCAGACGGCACGCTAACGCCTGCGGGGAAGAAACGTTATGGAGAGGCTCTTTCTAAAATCGGTCCGTCCGATGCGGAGTCGTGGCGCAATGAAGGTCGCCGACGTGCAGGAATTTCTAACATTGATGCGGACACAGACGTTATTAAAAAAGGGAAGTCGCATCAGTAGGTATGCTAATTCTAACGAGGCACTCGATTCCCGGAACAAGCGTGTTTCCTTGACTACAGAAGACGAACGCCGATACGAAGAAGAGTATGACGAAGGTATTCGTCGTGTTATAACGGACGAACCAGTATCTTCGTTTATATACAGCGCAAAAAAGGACATCCGAGTTGCGAGTGGCGAAAAAGTGGCTAAAGATTTAATCGACGCTTACGGCGATGCAACAATGCGAGAAATGTACGATTATGTCCGAAAATATTCAGATTACGCGAGGAACTTGGGATTTGGAAAGCGGCCAAAAGCTCAGAGGGAAGCGGTCGACTATGTAGAGAAAACATCTTCTGCGGTTACTAATTTCTTCAAGAATACGATGAGTGCTCATATGGATGAAATTAGCAAGAAATACTCAAATGAAAAATATGATGCTTTTGTCGATGCCGAAGATTGGGCTGGTGGATACTATGATTATCCTTTGATTTTAATTGAACCAAGTAAGAGTATGAAGCTGGAACGAAAAGAAGACATGTACTGATTGATGTCCGGTCCTCTTCAGTCTATAAGACACAGGAGACATACGAATGGATAGCAACAAATTTATTGATTTGGTTAAACAGTGCGTTGCTGACGACATGAACGAACGATTTGGGAGCAATCGAATCACCCCAGATGACGTATACATTGTCTGGCTCTCCAAAGTGCTGCAGAATAATAAGGCGCTTGCCTCGACACCGGTTCCAAATTCCCCATATTACGAAATCACCTATGACGGAGATAAGCACGCTGTTTACATTGATACCTATCAGCGTACAGCGAATCGAGAAGCAAGCTATTGCGAAACGTATGACGTGGACTAAGGAGAATTCAAAATGGGAGTCTTAGATAATCTGAAACACGCTTGGGACGTGTTCCGAAATCGCTCACCGACCTATGTTGATTTAGGCTACGGGAGCAGTTACCGACCAGATTGGCATGGTTTCACGCGAGGTGTAGAGCGTTCCATTGTAACCTCGATTAACAACCGGATTGCGATGGATGTAGCGGCAATCTCGATTCAGCATGTAAAAGTAGATAGCAACGGGAGATTTCTCGACACGGTGAAATCCGGTTTGAATCAGTGCTTGACACAGAGTGCCAACATTGACCAGACCGGATTTTCTTTTCGTCTCGACATTGCAGCTTCCATGCTTGACGAGGGTTGTATCGCTATTGTACCCACCGAGGTGAACGAGAGACTTGATGCAGAACATGTATCAACTTATTCTATCAACTCGATGCGGGTCGGAAAAATTGTAGAGTGGTATCCCAAACATGTGCGCGTAAAGCTCTACAATGAAGAAACCGGTCAGCAGGAAGAAATCGTTCTGCCAAAATCATATGTCGCCGTTGTTGAGAATCCATTCTATGCGGTGATGAATGAACCTAATGCGATTGCTCAGCGATTGATTAGGAAACTGAATATGCTCGATGCTATTGATGAGCAGACCAGTTCTGGGAAACTGGACATGATTATTCATCTCCCCTATTCTACTCGTGATACCCTCCGGCATGAACAGGCTGAAAAGCGAAAAGCTGAGTTGGAAGGACAACTCCGTAATTCCAAGTACGGTATTGCATGGCTCGACCAGACCGAAAAGATTACGCAGTTGAATCGACCTATTGAAAATAACATGCTGGAGCAAATCGACTATCTGACGAACATGCTATATAGTCAGCTCAACATGACGCAGAGCATCATGGATGGAACAGCGGACGAAAAAGTTATGCTGAATTACTACAATCGAACGGTCGAGCCGATTCTGACTGCCATTGTTGAGGCAATGCAGCGTACTTTTCTTACGAAAACCGCCATCTCGCAAGGTCAACGACTAATGTACTTCCGCAATACGTTCAAGTTGACGCCGGTCACACAAATTGCTGAAATTTCGGATAAGCTGACACGCAATGAGATCGCAACGGCAAATGAAATCCGGCAAATTATCGGCTGGAAACCTGCTGACGACCCGAATGCCGACAAACTGAAGAATTCAAACATTAAAGGCTCGAATGAGGAACAAGACACCGTTCCTGCATTCCAGCCGACTGAAGGAGAAAATCAAAATGGATACGAGTAATTACGATTTTGCAGGATGGGCGACACGGAACAATGTGAAATGTTCTGACGGTCGCGTCATCCTGCAAAACGCTTTTCAGGGCAACAATGGGGCAATCGTCCCTCTGGTCTGGAATCATCAGCACGATAACCCAGACTGCGTTCTGGGGCAGGCACTGCTGGAAAACCGTCCGGAGGGTGTATATGCGTATTGTCGCTTCAATGGCACTGAATCCGGCAATACGGCAAAGGAGTTGGTGGAACACGGCGATGTTAGCTCGCTTTCCATCTTCGCCAATCAGCTGAAGGAACAGGGCAGCAACGTTCTTCATGGCAACATTCGTGAAGTCAGTCTTGTCCTTGCCGGGGCTAACCCCAAGGCATATATCGAGGATGTTTTCGCACATAGCGACGATGAGGAAGAAGACGGCATCCGGATTTATATGGGCGAACCGCTTACCTCGCTGAGCCACAGCGACACCCAGACCGAATCGGCTGAAAAACAGCCTGACGATACTAAGGACGACGACGAAACCGTCGGCGATGTGTTTAATTCGCTGACTGAGAAACAGAAAAAGGTTTTCTATTTCATGCTTGCCAAAGCAATGAACGAAGAAAAAGCGGATGGCGAGGATGACGAAAATAAGGATACGAACAACAAGGAGGAAAACACGGTGAAGCACAATGTCTTCGACCAGACCACGGATGAAACGAATGGCGGCACGCTCTCCCATGATGCAATGAACGCCATTATCAAGGACACGAAGCGATTCGGAACGATGAAGGAAAGTTACCTTCAGCACGCGGACGAATACGGCATCGAGAACATCGAGTATCTGTTCCCGGAAGCCCACAATTTGAACGAAACGCCCGAATTCATCAAGCGCGACACTGGCTGGGTGAGCAAGGTTATGAGCGGTGTTCATCACAGCCCGTTCAGCCGAATCAAGAGCATGTTCGCGAACATCACGGAAGACCAAGCGCGTGCGAAAGGTTACATTAAGGGTAACCTGAAGAAGGACGAAGTCTTCAGTCTGCTTAAGCGAACGACGACCCCCACGACCGTCTACAAGAAGCAGAAGATTGATAAGGACGACTGGGATGATATTACTGACTTTAACGTTGTCAGCTGGCTGAAGACGGAAATGCGAATGATGCTGGATGAGGAACTGGCGCGTGCATATCTGCTTGGCGATGGTCGTTCGACTTCCGATGACGACAAGATTAATGAACAGAACATTCGCCCCGTTGCAAAAGATGAAGCGCTGTTCACAATTCAGAAGGCGGTTAATGTTACTTCTAACGCAACGGACGATGATAAGGCTAAGGCGTTTATCAAGGCTGTTATTCGCTCCCGGAAGGAATACAAGGGTTCGGGCAATCCCACGCTGTACACCACGGAAGATATGCTCACTACCTGCCTGCTTCTGACCGACACGACTGGTCGCGACATTTATGAAGATGTCAACCAGCTCTGCAAGAAGCTCCGCGTGAAGGAAATCGTCACTGTTCCGGTGATGGAGGGCGTTAAAGCGAAGGACGGCAACGATATGTTGGCGATTTTGGTCAACATGAACGACTACAACGTTGGCGCGGACAAGGGCGGCAGTGTGAATATGTTCGACGACTTTGACATCGACTACAATCAGCAGAAGTTCTTGATGGAGACCCGCTGCTCTGGTGCACTGACGAAGCCGTACTCTGCCATCGTTTACTCGCTGGTTGTCGCGTAAGGAGGTACTGAATGGACAAGGTGTTTGCGCGTGCTGAAGACAAGAATGTCATCGGCACTTTTGTTTACGGGAACGGCACTGATGGCTATGCGTACTGTGACGATGAGCATAAACATTATATGAGCGCTCCGATGCTGAAGAACCTCTTTTTCAAGGGGAGCTTCATCAGCATTCAGGATGTCATTTACAAGCCGGTCTCTATGAATGTCGTGAGCAATGAAGTTGTTGTCACTTATGTGAAAACCGATACTTCTACCGCCACGACTGCCGTTCTTGGGACCCTCTCGTCCAAGACGGAAGCGTAAAGGAGAAAATCAAAATGGCAAAGTTTTGTGGGGAAATCGGGTTTGCAGAAGCAGTTCAGACAGCACCCGGTGTGCATCGAGAGCAAGTAGCCGAGCATGTCTACTATGGGGATGTCATTAAAAATGCTCGTCGATATGATAACGGCGGGAAGATTAACACAGATGTCTCGCTGAACAATACAATTAGCGTCGTGATGGATGACTACCTGACGAACCACTTCTTTGCCATTCGTTATGTTCGCTGGATGGGGGTATGCTGGTCGATTGAATCAGTTGAAATACAGCATCCCCGTGCGATTCTGACTATCGGAGGAATCTACAATGGTGAAACGGTATGAATTGAATGAAAAACTCTGCCTTGCTTTAGCCTCTGCCGCGTATCACGGCATCGTCAAAGAGGCAGAGAATCACGTTTATTATCAGCCGCCGGAAAACTTGAAGCTGAGTTATCCGTGCATCATCTATGAGTGGGACGGAACAACGACACGTTACGCCGATAATCGTATCTATTCGATGATGAGGCGATATACAGTCACCGTCATTGACCGAGACCCTGATAGTCAGATTCCTCTTGCGGTTGCCAAACTGCCAATGTGCAATCACGACCGCAATTTTATTTATGATGGTCTCTATCACTTTGTTTATACACTTTATTTCCAAAACTAAGGAGGATTTTTTATGGCCCGTATTAACTGGGATGTCGAAGGGCAGAAATTTTATGAACTTGGCGTGTCCAAGGGTGTGCTGTTCGTTAAAGATAGCGAAGGCTACGGTGCTGGTGTTCCGTGGTATGGTCTCACTGCTGTGAATGAAAACCCTACTGGCGGTGAAGCACAGGACTTGTGGGCGGACGACATTCTTTATGCCAGTTTCCGCAGCACTGAGCGCTATGAAGCCACTATTGAAGCGTTCACTTATCCCAATGAGTTTGCGGTCTGCGATGGCAGTGCAGAAATTGTACCCGGTGCTTACCTCGGCCAGCAGGGTCGCAAGCGGTTTGGCTTTGCATTTGTAACCAAGATTGGCAGTGACGCTGACGATTCCGAGCCCAGTGCATATCGACTGCACATCGTCTATGGTGCATCTGCGAAGCCGTCTGGTAAAGACCACTCTACCATCAACGACTCGCCCGATGCCGCGACTATGTCTTGGGAAATCGACACGCTGCCCGTGGCGGTGACTGGTCATAAGCCGACCGCAACGTTTGAGCTTGACAGTCGTACGGTTGACGCCGCGAAGCTGAAACAGATTGAAGACCTGCTGTATGGTACCGAAACCGATGAACCGAAGCTCCCGATGCCGGATGAAATCATCAAGATTCTGACCAGCAAGAGTCCGACTGGCAAGTAATTAACCTTATTGGCGAGTGTTTTATAAAACATGGGATTGCCGTAGTTGGCGGGGACACGGCATCATAAATGAATTGAAAAGGAGAACAAACACATGCTTAAGAAGCATATCAAGTATGAGGATTTTAACGGGAATGCGCGCGAAGAAGACTATCTCTTCAATCTGACCAAGTCTGAAATCATGGCAATGAACATGGAATACGACGGCGGGTTGGTAGAACTGTTGGAGAGTATCTCGTCTAAGATGAATATTCCGAAGATGTTGGAAATTATTAAGCGGCTTATCCTCGATTCGTATGGTGAAAAGAGTCTGGATGGCAAGCGTTTTGAGAAGAGCGAAACGAAGAAGCGTGAATTCGAGCAGAGCGCAGCTTACGACGCGCTGTTCGTGGAAATGATGACCGACGGCAATGCGGCGGCGCAGTTTATCAACGGCATTGTGCCGAAGGATATCGCAACCGAAGCAGCAAAGGCGGCTGCAAACGATCCCAAGCTGGCTCTTCTTCAGTCTGCCACTAATTAACATAAAGAAGTGAGAACGAGAATGCTTCAGATTACAATTCCTGAAAACGAACTTTTTAATGATTCAACAGGCGAATTCATCAGTATTCGGAAAACTACATTGCGATTGGAGCATTCTCTTCTTTCTCTATCCAAATGGGAAGCTAAGTGGCATGTGCCATTCCTGACAGAGAAAGAAAAAACACAAGAGCAATGTATTGACTACATTCGTTGCATGACAATCACTCCAAATGTTGACCCGATGGTATATCTCGGATTAACGAAAGAAAACTTTGAGGCGGTAAACAACTATATTGACGACCCGGCAACCGCCACAACTATCAAAGAGACTCGAAAAAGCCGAAGCAGAGAAATCGTCACATCAGAGATTATTTATTATTGGATGGTTTCTCTAAATATTCCGTTTGAATGCGAAAAATGGAACCTCAATCGGCTAATCATGTTGGTTCGAGTCTGCTCCATCAAAAACGAGCCGCCCAAGAAAGCGAATCGGCGTGACTTATACGCCCGGAATAATATGCTGAATCAGCAGCGGCGAAAGATGTTAAATAGCACAGGCTAAAAATTCAAAATGGAGTGAAGATATGATTAAACTTCGCTCAAAAGGTAATTTCAATAAAACATATCGCTTTCTCAAAAAAGCCAGAGAGTGGCGTGATAGGAAGTTGCTTGATATATATGGGCAACTCGGTGTAAATGCGCTCAAATCGGCCACGCCAAAAGCAACCGGAAAAACCGCCTCTTCGTGGTTCTATACGATAACAGAAGATGAGAATAGCACCACTATTACTTGGAATAATTCAAACGTAAACAAAGGTGTTAATATTGCCATTGTCCTTCAGTATGGACATGGGACCGGTACAGGTGGCTACGTTAGTGGGATAGATTATATTAACCCAGCTCTCGCACCTATTTTTGAGAAACTCGCGGCACGCGCATGGGAGGAGGTGGCATCCAAATGAATACAATTGACAATCGAATTGTTGAAATGTCCTTTGACAACAAACAATTTGAAAAAGGAATAGACACAACCATAGATTCACTAAAGAAACTTGACAATAAGATTAAGGAATCATCGACAAAAAACTCATTCGACGGGTTGGAGCGAGCCGCTTCTTCAGTTTCTTTTGAAGGTCTCTACAACAACATTGACAAAATCGCAAAACATTTCAGCATAACTGGGATCGCCATTGATGACCAAATCCGGTCTTGGATACGAACGGCAAAACATTATATAAAAGGTTTTGTAAAATCTTTCGCCACCGACCCCATCGCTTCCGGTTTTGACGAATATCAGACCCAGATTGACGCAACCCAGACGATTATGTCCAACACGTCATGGGAAATTGAAGACGACGTAGAACGTCTGGAGAAAGTCAATAGTGCGCTGAGCACACTGAATACATACGCCGACAAAACAATCTACAATTTTACGGAGATGACCCGTAATATTGGCACGTTCACAGCGGCAGGTGTCGGACTACAAGACTCAACCGATGCTATTCAGGGTATCGCAAATCTGGCGGCTGTATCAGGCTCGACAAGTCAGCAGGCCAGCACAGCCATGTATCAGCTCTCACAGGCTATGTCGTCTGGGGTTGTCAAAGCGCAGGACTGGAACTCGGTTGTCAATGCAGGCATGGGCGGCAAGATGTTCCAAGATGCACTTGTTGCCACCGCGTCCGCAATGGGTGTCACCGTTGAAAAGACCGTAACAGAAATCGGCAAGAACGGGAAAACGACGAAGAAAAAAGTCAAGAAGACCGTTCAGGAACTTATCGACGAAGGCAGTTTCCGCGAAAGTCTCAGCGAAGGCTGGCTTAGCAAGGATGTCCTTCTGAATACCCTGAAACAGTTCAGCGGTGTTTACACAGAAGCTAACAAAGCTGAGCTAATCGCGATGGGTTTCACGGAAGACCAAGTCGCCCAAATTATCAAAATGGGTGAAGATGCGACCGAAGCCGCAACAAAGGTCAAGACTGTTCGTCAGTTGATGGACACCTTGAAGGAATCAGCGCAGTCCGGCTGGACACAGTCTTGGCAAATTATTGTTGGCGACTTTGCGGAAGCGAAAGAACTGCTTACCAAGGTAAGCGACTATTTCGGTGGCTTGATTCAGAAGTCCTCTGATGCACGAAATGCCATTCTTCAGGGATGGAAAGACGGTGGCGGCCGGGATAAAATCATCAAAGCGTTCTGGGACATGGCAGAAGCTATCGAAAAAATCGGAAGTGTTGCAAAAAATGTATTCGATTCTGTTCTGCCAAAAATCACTTCCGATACACTCGTTGATATTTCTACAAAAATTGGAGAGTTTGCTGGTAAGCTCAAAGATTTTTTCTCTAATACGGATAACCTTGAAAAAGTTAGACGGATTTTTGAAGGGATGGCCGCTCCACTTGAAATCGTAAGAGCGGTGTTATCGGGCATCGGCGAAATTGTCTCCGCATTATTTTCTACGCTTGTTCCGAATGGGATGGGGTCGCTTCTTGACCTGTATGCCAATGTCGGCGATGTGCTTGTCAGCATAAAGGATTTTATTCTCGGAAACGGAACCATTAAAGAAATCTTCAGCCAGCTCCTTGACGTTGCAAAAGCTATAGGTGTGCGCCTCTCTGAAATACTCGGAGGTATCGCCAATTTACTTGCTAAGCTCAAGAAAGTTGCGAAAGACAGCGGCTTTATCGACAAAATCAAAGATACTTTATCAGGGATTTCAGATTTTATCAAAAGCGCAATTGCCGGCGTTCGTGACCTCGGTATGCAGTTTGTTGAGTTCATCACACAGTCCGATATTGGCGTGAAAATCTTCAACAAAATCAAAACTGCATTCGAGAATATCAGCCGTATCGTAAAGAAATGCACTGAAAAGATTTCAACATTTATGAAGTCTCTATTCGGTGCACAAGAACAGTCAAACGGCGGCAGAAGCGAAAAAGAGAATGTATTCACTCGTGTCCTCAATTGGATAATCAATGCAAAGAACAAAGCACAGATCGTCCTTGCATCTGTCGGCGAGATGCTTGTGAATGTCAACGAATATTTGAGCCAAGTGGGAACCAATATTTGAGCCACTAAT